TTTCACCAGTCTCAACACACTTAACTTTTGCCTTGTTCTTGTCTATAACATTGAGGAATATCGGTTTTCCATCTTTTATTGCTCCCCAATGCAATCCACCAGCAGATATCATTTTACCACGAACACATCTCGCAATAGATGTCCAACAAACGCCAGTCTGTCTTTCAGCTTCCCCAAAAGAAGGATAAATAATGCCAGTCTCTTTGCACATCACAAGCTTGCTTTGAGATGCTTTATTTCTTCGCCCTTCTGGGCGAGTGCATTCGTGGTATTCGCCATCAGCATAGCGCCAATGCTTTCCACCAGCAGTATTGTTGATTCCTTTTAAACAATGATAAACAGCGGAGATATCAACCCCAACACTTTTAGATGCCGCAGACATTGATTTAAAATGTTCTCCGGTTTCAACGCATATAACTTCACGCATAACACTTTCCCTTGGCGGTTGGGTTTTTACAACTCTTCGTTTCGATGGAGCGGAACGACTCACATTATATCCATTTGGATAAATAGAATTGTAATAATCCATCCAGTAATTCTCTCTATCGCACAATCTTGCTTCAAGAGAATCATAATCTTTTTCTTCGATAGTTTCAACAATACTAAAAGCGTTATATGCGTCAGTCTCATTAAGCGTTCTTAACGCTTCGCTGATTCTCATTGTGGCATGGTGTTTAAATGCCAAATTAATGTGTGTTTTAACTCTTGATTCAAAGGAATGAATCGTTTTGCCGATATAGAATTTCTTTGCCACTTCGGCCTTATAGATATAACCAGTCATGATGTTCTCCTTTCATGACTATTATATCATTATTGCATGGGTTAAATCAATATTTTGCCAAAGTGGTTTAGGTTTCCCCGTTAGCAAGCATCACTGCTCACACCGTTTTAGCATACGTTCACGGAGTTTTTCAAAATACATCACTGTATTAAGCCGCTAAAATTAACGGACGAGTTTGGCCTGTGTAGATTGCGTTAAATTTCTCCGCAACCTCTTTTTGATCCATGTCGAAGAATGAAGCATAGTCTCCGACAAGTTTCGTGATATTCACTGACATATCTGCCAGTGAACCATTCGTATTGTAGACTGTCTTTCCGAGTCCAGCGAGAGTATCATTGGCACGTTTTACCGCACCGTTGGTAAGCCCCATCGCCACACCCATCGCCTGATAGCGAGTTGCGGCTTGCTTGGCGCTCAGTTCCGACATACCAAAGGACTGAATCGCATTCTTTGCAAAGTCGTTTAGCGTACCTTGCATATTTCCGAAGGTATGATTGACTACGTTCTGAATCTCAGTCAGGCTTGATGCGAAATCAACCCATCCCTTCAGTCCTCGGATTGCTCTCAGAATCAGCCAGTACGATGCATATAGTTTTCCAAAAGCGGCAGCAAGACTGAACGCACGTTTCTGAGTGTTTGCAAATCCGATATTCAATTTTGGAAGCGAAGCGAATATCGCATTTGAAGCGCCACTAACTCTGCCACCTTGTGATGCCAACTGTGCCAAGGATTGCACCAGTTGGATTACGTTCTGGCTTACTTGCGGAGCAGTCGAAAGCGTACTCATCAAGCGAATGAGTGCAGCTCCGAGTTGATCTAAGCCAGCAACGGCAGTTTGAGCATTTTTGCTTCCCAATGCCCTCATCGCATCAACTAACTGAGCGAGTCCGGTGATGTCGAAATTAACACCCTGGATATTTCCCAGCGATGTGGCAAGACTTGCAATGCCTTGAGAAAGTATCGGAAGCGAACTTACCGCACTGCCAAGTTTTTTGCCACCAAGGCTTGAAACCGCAGTAATCAGATTTGCGAGTCCTGTTGGATCGAATGACAGTCCTTGTAATCCATTCAACGTATTTATCAGCGTTGAAATAGATTGCGTAAAAACGGGAATTGTTGCTGTCGCAGACTGCATTCCCTTGTTTCCGAGTTTATTAAATACACTTGTCAGATTGGTGAGTCCAGACAAATCAAGACCACTTATTGACGCAGACAAACCGGAAACAGAACTTGAAAGAGTGCCAAGGGACGAAGAAAAGCTGTTTAACTTCCCAACATCAATTCTGGAAAACGCATTTCCGACTTTCCTCAACGATGCGGCAAAGTTGTCTAACCCTTGATACGCACCCTCGGCATTGGATTCTATTTGTATCTGTAAAGTATCAATGGTATCAGCCATACTACATCACCAAGCCCCCTTTTACTTAGCCCCCAGCGTACCCTTGCTTCTATGTTTGTTGTAAGCCATCGCAAAGACATTAAATCTGTCTATGTCACGGAAAACATATGCTTCTCCATCTTTCGCTTTGTCCTTGTTCTCATAAGGTTTTTCCGGATAGGAATGGTTCTTTGAGAAACAAGTTGCAATGGACTCGCAAACATATCTTCCGATCAACCAGGCGCTATGACTAATGGCTTCAGCTTTTTCTTCGCACCGCAATTTGTACGCTTGCTGAAATGGCTTGATGGAATTCAAATCAAGACTGTAAAACACATCATAAGGAATGCCCCACAAAAGTGCGTGGGGCATTAATTCCTTATCGATGTATTCAGTAAATGTTGAGTATTTATTTACTCTGCTAGCGGTGCTTCGTCTTGATTCACGCCCTTGCTCTGAGTCTTCGACAGGGTCTTCGTCCATGCCACGAAAAAAGACGATTCGGACAGGGAAGTGTAGAAATCATTCAGCATATCACGGATATCTCCACCGGAAAGAATATGCTCTTCGATGAGCTTATCCGCTTCCTCAACAGACACATTTGCCACAACTGCCACAAAAGCAGTCGCAGCCGTGAAGATATTCTTCTCCGGATTCTGAAGTTCTCTGATAGAAAAGCCAGACGCTTCAAGCTTGCGGACATCGCCGAAATTCCATCCAGGCATTTTATACATCTTGCCGTTGATTGAAATTGCTTTCTTTGCTTTTGCCATAATTATTTCCCCCCTTTAAAAAATCATCATGGATTAGAGGTAGTAGCAAACGTAATGTCGGAAGACGGAGCAATCGTGATGACCATCTCACGAACCGCATTGACATCTCCGCCAGAGATGTAGACACTGTGCTGTCCCTGGAAGGTAAACACACCGTAGCCGTCCTCTCCGGAAGTTCCGAATACAAGGCTGTAGTATCCGGGAGTATCCGCAGTGTTGCTGACAGAAGCATAGGCTTCCGGAGTGAAGTTAGCGGTGAACTCAAGACCGTCCGGAAGCTCACGGACGCCAGGGATGAACTGCTGCATCTCGTCAGTCAGATCGGTAATTTCAAGCATAGACGGAGCGCCGCCCATGTCCGGATAAGACTTAATCTTGCAAAGTTCGGTGAGATTCTTAGCTTCAGAACCATAGTTCAGAACAGTTCCGATAGTAGAATAAGCTTTTGCCATAATTGGACTCCTTTCTGTTTTTAGGACAAAAAAATAGTCACCTTTACGGTGACTTGTTGATTAAGTGTGCAGTCCTACATATCTGCTCACTATTCGTTTGATATTGCTGTCGATGTTCTCAATTACAGATGGGCCATAAGTCCTTCGGTATCCCATCGCAATCATCGCAGCATGACTTGCCGCATCAATTCGTCTCGCCAGTGTTAAAGCGCCATTTCCCATAGCAAAGGACTCGACAGTAAAAGCTGGCTGAATTGCGGTTTCATTGCCATACAGATCCATATCTGCCGTAGGAGCGCCAGTAAGCAGAAGCCTTGCGAACGGAAACTTTGCCGCAGTAGTCGTGTTGTCAGCGGAGTAATTCTCGCCAACTATCGGCTTAACAGCTTCTCCCCATTCCTCAAATACGGCTTCCCAAGGGTCTTGTACATATCCTCGTCCACTCATCCAAACACTTCCTTTGCTATGCTGTGAATAACATCTTTATGTGTGCGGAGATGTAATGCAGTATTCCAGACAGGAGCATATGCTACCGCACCATAAGTATGATGGCTTTCGCCATCCTTGCCAGTGTACCACCATCCGTTTTCGTCTGTTCCATGACCAGCCGGGGAGTTGCTTCCAGCGCCATACATTCCAGTAGGATGGGGAGCATAAACAGCATTTATACCGTAACCAAACTCCACATAGAGCAACCGTTCTCCGCTTACACGGATGATTGCCGTTGCAGATGTGCGAGATGCACTTGTTTCGGAATCATCCGTGTTAAAGTTCCAGTAGTCTGTGCCGCTGTCAAAGTTGGTAGCGCCAGTCGGATTCGGAATATTCTTCATATAGGCATTTACTACCTCTATGCCATATTCCTTCAGCCTGTCAGTAAATACCGCAACCTTAGTCTTTAAATCATCCCTATATTTCATGACTTCCTTGATGGCATTGTCAATCGACTGTTGGGATAACCTGACTCGGATGGTTTTTGGCATCACTCAGTACCTCTCAACTTTTTCAAACCGTATCTATCCATCTTCGCTTTTTTAGTCCACATCAGTTTGTCAACGATGTGATCCGGAAGAACAGTGGGATTATGCGTATTGCTGTCTATGACGATATTTCCCTCGGAATTAAGTTCCGGTTCAACATCAGCCCAGACTGCCATACCTTCCTCTGGCTTCCATGACTTTTCAAAGCTTGTGATATAACGGTCATATGTCGGCACAAATCCAGACGAAAGATTAAGCGGATATCCAGTTGTTGGAGAAATGGTCACAAAATGCTTTTCAAAATCGGAGTAGACCACCACGTTGTCTAATCCATCTCGCATCATTGTGGTTTTGGCAAACCATGTCCATTGGCGTTGCCGCCGCTGACTTCTCACAGTCCAACCCCACGAAGCATAAATCCGATTACTGCTGCAAGGACTGCCGTGATTACAGTTCCAACAGCGGAATTCCAACGGTTCTTTGGGACTTCCATCAGTTCCTTAAGATTCAAAGCGATTTCATCGAGTTTCTCGGTGATGCGCTCAAGGTCTTTTTTGAACTCTGTATTCAATAATCGGATTTCCTGGATTTGGTCAGTATGGTTTTTCAGCTCTTGCCTTATCTCATGTACTTCCCTCTCCAGGGTTAAGACTCTCGTCTCGATTGCATCTGACTCTGCCATAGTCATGTCCCCCTTTTAAGATGTATACACATCCCCACCGCCGAATTGTGTATCCCAGTGACGCATAAGGGAGGTGAAAAGCGTCACGCACCATCCATTGAGTTTTAGACAACTCTTGCAATCGGAACGACATTCCGCAGATACTGCGGTGGAGTTGTTCCGGAAGCATAAGTGACTTGCCGTCCACTCTCAGAGTAGTTCGTTGTACCCTCAATCCCCCACTTATCATAGTGGTACGCCGCAATTCTGCGAACCGTTGAGTAGTACTGTTGTAACGCTCTCAGTTTTATAGCGT